CCTGGATATTGGGTAACATGATAGGCTGGAAGCGTAATGCTTCCAGCCTATCTTTATTGGAGGAGTAATGAGGGGTTCAGAATCAAGCTTCACGGAGAGCAGCCAGAAGAAGCCTGACTATAAAGTGACTTTCGGCGACAAGGTTGGTCGCACCTTCCGTGACATGAAGGACGGCATTGTCAGTCTCTTCGAGCCCGATACTCCTGAGGAGAAGAAGAAGAAGGAGGAGGAGGCGAAGGGGCTCGAGGCGGCGAAGCAGCGCGAGAAGGAGCGTCACGAGCGCAACAAGATGTCTCCTGCCGAGCAGGAGGCTGCTCGTAAGGCGGACCTTGATCCTGCTACCCAGGCGAAGGACGTCCAGGAGCACAACAAGGCCGTCGAGGGCATGTCGGACGAGCAGAAGAAGGCTCTGGACCTGCCTGAGCACGCTGGCGATCAGCACGCGTACGACCCGGGGGACACTGACGGCAACGGCGTCGAGGTGTCCAAGGAGAAGGAGAACCTGACAGACACTGACAACCTTAAGCAGTTCGGTATGGCTGCTGAGGCGGGTCAGGGAAAGGACTACTACAAGGACACCAAGGCTGCGTGGGACCATCTCACGTCAGTGTTTGGGGACAAGGTGTCTGCGCTTCAGAACGAGATTGAGGGTCGTCTGACCGAGATGGCGACTCCTACTGACCGTGAGACGGGGAACCCGTTTGCGGGTGATGATGTTCCAGCGTCAAAGGAGATGGACTACGGTGACTTCAAGGGGGCGATCCAGAAGGACGTGGATGATGCTAAGGCTGTGATGGGTGGTATTGGGGATATTGGTCTTGAGGGGTTGAAGACTGCTGGGGCCGCCGTGAAGGATACTGGTGGGCTTTTGGCTGACAAGATGGGTTACAATAGTAAGGATCTAGATGATGCTAAGCAGACCCTGAAGGATGTTGGATCTCTTGGCAAGTCTCTTTCGGGGCTAGGAGGACTTTTCGCTACAGACAACTCAAAGGGCGACAGCAAGGTTCCTGATGGGAACTGGAAGCCTAAGTCAATTAACGACCTCTTTAAGTAAGGAAACACATTATGCCTAATCTTCGCGATGGCCTCAATAACGTTGACATTGCCAACGCCATTCGATCAGATGCCCGCCGCGAGTACCAGGAGATGGTGCCCGAGGCAACCAAGGCCAACATCCACGACACACTGTCTAACATTATGTCAGACAGCATTACCCGCAACCTCTTCATGGACTCTCTCGTCAACCGTATCGGGTCCACGATCGTGCGCGACATGGTCTGGAAGAACCCCCTTGCGGTATTTAAGCAGGGGTTCATGGACTTTGCCGACACGATCGAGGAGGTTCACCTCGACATGGTGAAGCCTACTCTCTACGACCCCAACCGGGACTCGCTTGAGAAGGACGTCTTCGGTCAGGCTCGAGCCCGTTCCTACTCTGCCTTCCACACCACGAACAGGCGTGAGAAGTTCAAGATCACCATCAACGAGATCGAGCTGCGCAGGGCGTTCCTTAACGAGCAGGGCCTGTCGAACCTCGTGTCCGGGATGATGGCGGCGGTCTCCACCTCTGACGAGTGGTCAGAGTTCCTGGAGATGTGCTCCCTGATTCGTGAGTACGAGAACACGCACGGGTTCTTCCACGTGCAGATCCCTGACCTGAATACCCTGGTCTCCAACAAGGATCAGACTGACAGCGCGATCAAGGCGCTTCAGGTTGCGGCCAACAAGATGATGTACCCGACGCGGGCGTACAACAGCCAGGGCGTGCCGTCGTTCGCCAAGCCGGAGAACCTGGTTATCATTGCGACTCCAGAGTTCCAGGCGAACATTAACGTCACCTCTCTGGCGGCAGCCTTCAACCAGGAGCGTGCGGGCATGCCGTCGCACGTGATCACGGTCCCGAACGAGAGCCTTCAGCTAGACGGTATCTCTGCGATCCTGACGACGAAGGAGTTCTTCCTCATCAAGGACGTGTTCGTGGAGAACCGCTCTATGGAGAACCCTGACGGCCTGTACAACAACTACTGGCTGCACCACCACTCGATCCTTAGCCTGTCCCCGTTCACTCCTGCGATCGCTTTTGGCACCAAGCCTGAGACGAAGATCGTGGTTCAGGCGGCTAAGAACGCGGAGATCCAGGGTATCAAGGTTGGCACGCAGGACGGTAAGCACAATGTGACGCCGAAGCCTGGCGAACTGCGCTCCCTGGAGATTGACTGGAAGACCCCGCTTGCTGAGGGCATTCACCCGGCTGTCGGCTGGTCGATCAGTGGGCAGAAGTCCAAGAAGACCCGCGTCTTCAACAACACCCTGGTTATTGGTGATGATGAGGTGAAGGGTACTGAGATCACTGTGAAGGTTACTGTCGACAATCCTGGCGCTGACGGTAACAAGCCGCTGACGTCCTCGACCACTGTCACGGTGTCCTGATACACTGGGCCATAACCGCCCCACTATCCCAAATGGGATGGTGGGGCTTTATGGTTGAGAGGAGAAAGTGTTGAGTCAGATTAATGAGATGCCGCCTGAGACCGGGGCGGGGCTTTCGTTTGACTACTCGGTGTGGTCTGCGGGGTCTGTTCTTAGGATGGTTAACGTTCCGTTCGACAACACCTATCGTGACATTATTGACTGGAGTCGCTACGGGTCGCCTAAAGACTATGTGGAGTCGTTTGAGCACTCTCAGTCGGTGCGTCTAGACTCAATGACATACTTGGCTCAGGGGCGACCGATCAGGGTTCCAACGCCTTTTTCGCGTGCTGTGCAGTTCAACTACGTGATGGTGACGAATCCTGGGCGACCGTCATCGGCGTTTACAGCCGACTATCAGCCAACTGTCTTCTTCTACTTCATTACAGATGTGCAGTACCTCAATCCTGGTACTACGCAACTTGTGCTGCAACTTGATGTGTGGACTACTTACTATGACCGGGTTGAATTTGGTCGGGGCTTTCTTGAGCGGGGCCATATGGGCATTGCTGCTACTGACTCCTTCGATGATCACGGTCGCACTTGGTTGACTGTTCCTGAGGGGCTTGATCTTGGTGGTGAGCACATGGTTGCTCGTAACTATCGCAAGGTCTTGGGGGACATTCAGAACAAAAAGTATGACGTGATTATTACGTCTACTATTAAACTTGACGCCCCCTACGGGTCGCGTACCTCGCCCTCGATGATTATGGCTGACGGGTCTGACATGGAGGGGCTTCCCAACTCCGTAGACATCTGGTGGGCTGATGCCACTGGCTTCGCTGCTGGGATGAAGTATCTTGCTGACTACCCCTGGATTGCTCAGGGGATTGGTTCTGTGACCCTGGTCCCGAAGGGGATGCTTAAGGGGGACGGCGCTCGTAAGGTGCAGCTGGGTAGTGCGTCCTGGTGGGCACTGACAAACCCTGGCGTTGAGAATAAGCGGGGGTACTGGATTACGCGTGAGAATTTCCGCGAGAATCTCATGCGGCTGGTGCTGCCCGAGTATTCTGAGTTGAAAAAGTTTTGCACTGCGCCATACACAATCTTGCAGTTTACCACTTACACGGGCAACCCGGTTGAAGTTCGCCCAGAGTCGTTAGCTAGTGACGACATCGGGTTTACCGCATGGGTGCATCTTGCGCCGCCTATGCCCCAGATCCTCTTTTCTCCAAACTGGTTGAACAGGCATCCGCGAGCCGATGTAATTGATGTGGATGCTGCCACCTGGACTCAGCAGACGGGTGAGGAACTGGATGTTGCGACAGGCTACCAGAGCCTACCGACGTTTGCGGTCCTCAATAACTCTGCGCTTAACAACCTGGCCTCGAATGCTCACACGATTGCGCAGCAGTATAACGGTGCCAGGTGGGCTCAGCAGCGTGCGCAGCGGGCAGCAACGGCTAGTCGGGATATTGCTAACGCGGGGATTGCGGCGACTCAGGCGGGCGCCGAGAACTCGATGTGGGGCAACAGCGCAAACGCGGACTCGCAGTCCCGTTACAACAACATGCGTGCCACGGTGTCAGCCGTGCAGGGCGGGATGACCGCCCTGGGTGGTGTGATGGGCCTGAACGCCCAGGCTGTTGGGCAGGGGCTCGGGCAGGCGGCCACCTCTCAGGTGAACGCCATGATCAGCAACAGTCAGGCTCAGTCGCAGGCGCACATTCAGAATCAGCTGGTGTCGGGGCAGTCGCAGATCAGTCAGCAGCAGCAGCGTGCTGTGCGGGACACGAACTATGAACTGGCACAGTTCTCTGCTAACGGTGACTATGAGAACGCGATTGCGTCTGTCAACGCTCAGGTTCAGGACATGCAGGTAATTCCACCGTCAGTTGTGGGGCAGACCGCGGGGACTGTTACCCCTATGGTTGCCTATCAGATGTCACTGGACTGTCGCGTTCGCATGCTGTCGTTTAACTCGATGCGGCGTATTGGGGATTTCTGGCTTCGTTATGGCTACAATATGAACGTCTGGGTAAGTATGTCTAAACTCTCCTTGATGTCGCACTTTACGTACTGGAAGATGTCTGAGTGCTATCTGGTGCGCGCAAACATGCCTGAAGCCTTTAAGGGTACAATTAGGGGTATCTTCGAGAAGGGGGTTACCGTGTGGAAGCAGCCGTTCAATATTGGTAGGACGAGTGTCAGGGAGAACCGGATCGACACGAGCGTAAAGGTGAAGTTAAGTGAGTAAAAGCAATGATTTTGTTTCTCGCGAGTTCTACAGGAAACCGGGGGAACTGACTTCAAGCAGTTCCGAGAACCGGCAGATGGTTCTGCAAAACATGTATTTTCGCCAGCTAATGGGGAAGTGCATGTCACGGTTTACGTGGGAGGGGCTGCCTAACGACATCGACCCCCGATTTATTGAGAAAACCATTTTCAGTAACGGCTTCAGCGTCTTCTACTTCGACACCCTCCTGGAACTGTTTATGTCCATGCCCGCCACACCAACAGGCATGCTCGACATCCAGGACAACCCCGTTAAGTATGTTGTCACACGCAACGGCGTCTACTCCCGAGAGGTGGACGCCAGCGACTGTGTAGCCATCTGGGGCAACCAGACCCGCATCAGCGACCTCGACATCGTCCGCATCTACTCCGAGCGACTTGCTCTCGTAGACAGGACCATTGAGATCGACCTGCTCAACGAGCGCAACCCCATGATCGTCGCGTGCAGCAACGACCAGAGGCAGACCATCACCAACGTCATCTCCAAGATCTACGACGGCGAGCCTGTCGTGTGGGGGACCGAGAGCATCGCCATGGACAACCTCGCTAACACGATCGGCGTCTTCCCGCTCAACCAGAACGCCGGTGCGGGTGCGGTCTCGTCGATCAAGCACATGGAGTCCAAGGCAAAGATCTGGGGCGAGGCGCTCACGATGCTCGGCATCATGAACGTCAACAGCGAGAAGCGTGAGCGTATGGTCGTCGAGGAGGCCTCGGCCAACAGCGGGCAGGTGCTCGCGTCCAGGGAGCAGTTCATGAAGCCTCGCGAACTCGCGTGCGAGCAGATCAACGCCAAGTTCGGGCTCAACGTCTCCTGCACCTGGGCCGTGGACGACAACGCGACCCCGGACCTGAATGACGTGCTTGCTACGCAGAACATGACACAGCTAGGAGGGGACGATGCCGACGCACACGCTCAGGCTTAAGGATGTCGACCGGATCACCGGAGGGCACTGGGGGCTCGACAGGTACGAGATCTTCGATGAGTCGTACCGGGAGAAACTGAACTCGCGCATTAAACGAGAGTTCTGGCTGAACGAGATCGGGCACGAGACGATCGATATCTTCATCTGGCGCCTTGAACTCAAGATGGACCTCATTATGCCCCGGTACAACCGCATGTACCTGGCCGAGATCCAGAACACGGACCCTCTCGACGGTGGAGTGTCCTCCAGCAGGACCCGACAGTGGGGCGACTCCAGCAACGACGGAACCAACACAAGTTCCAGCAACGGGACGGGGTCTGGTAGCAGCAAGGGCCGGACCGTGGCCTCGGACACCCCGCAGACTCGACTGGCAGGCAATGCGGACTACGCGTCATCCCTGTCGGACGCGACAAGCGAGAACAGCAACAAGTCGTCGTCAACGTCAGCCGGCTCCACCAACTCTCGCAGTCACTACGACAACAACCAGAGCAGCGACTCCCAGCAGCGCGGGAGCAAGGCTCAGATGATCGCACAGTACAGAGGTACACTGGTTAACGTAGACAACTTCATCATTGAAGAGTTGCGAGACCTTTTCCTTGGTGTCTGGGATGTCGACCGCCCACTCACACACTCACCACTCTATGGGGGATACTATGCCTAACATTAATGACATCATCAACTCTATCGATCGTGCGATGTGGCGAATCCAGGACTCGCGCGTCAATAACGTTACACCATTTACCTACCGCGACGGACTCACGTACCTAGAGGTCCTGGAGCGCATCCGCGGCGCCGTATCCGAGACCATCACCTATGTTGGTGAGTTCGGCGAGGAGCAGAAGAAGATCATCGCCAGCATGAACGAGAAAGTTACAACGTTCATTGCAGAGATGGAAAAGACTCATGACGGCTGGAACAAAGACATTGAGTTGAAGCGTAAAGACACGCTCGACACGATCGAGGCGTTTAAGAACCGCCTCATCGCGGTCGCCCTAACACCTTCCAGGTCATCTCGTTACAACCTCGACAACGCCTTTGTTGGCGCCCAGATGATGGACGGTCGGACACAGTACATGGCAACCATCAACCTCACCGAGAAGATGGAGGGGCGGATCGACGCTGCCAACAAGAAGATTGACGACCAGATCGCTGCGCTCCCCAGCACCTACTACAGCAAGACATACCTAGACCAAGAGTTCCAGCGAGTTGCCCAGTATGATCAGGCCGTTATCATCGGCTCCTCGAACGTCAAGACTGACGGCGGCAGATGGGCAACTCAGCTAGCAACTGAGTACGGGTTCAAGAGAGCGCACAACTACGGCATTGGTGGCGGTGCCTTCACCAGCGCACAGGGTGCCCGGTTCGACACTCAGATCCAGAACGCGTACCGGGCGCTTGGCGACAACAATCAGCGGGTTGGAGGAGTATTCATCATCGACATGCTCAACGACATACGCGCCATGCACAACGTCCAGCAGATGGCTGAGGTGTGCGCGGGAATGATTGAAACGTACTGGCCAAGTGCCAAGGTATACTGCATCCCAGTCATCTGGAATGACAGCAGTCTCAACACGGGCAAGATGAGTGAGTCGATCCAGGCGCGCACCAGTGAGTTCATGTGGGCGTTCAACAAGTTGTCGCCCGCTATCTGCGAGGGGTCGCTGTCGTGGTTCCACGGCGACAAGAGCGTGATCAGAGGCAACGACGAGGTGCATCTCACCGATGATGGGTACCAGCAAGCGAAGCGGTATGCACTTGGGTGGCTACGCGGCGGAACGTCGTGGAACGACTATGGGTGGCGAGACCTGTCTCCGTGGGGTGAGGACGCTAACGGGATCAAGAAGTCGACCATGACGTTACGCATTAAGAGAGAGCACACGAACGCCTACTTGCGTGGGTGGTTTGAGGTTATTGCCCCCCTGGGGGCAGATCATCCAATTTGGTCTATCCCCGGCTGGGCAACGCCGTACTCAAACCAATACTTCCAGGGCATGACGCCGAATCGGGAGTGGAAGACGTTCTATGTAAACACTGCTGGTCAGCTAGTTACTGCGGACCCTCTGACTGTTGGTACCCAGATCTACATATTCTCCCAGTGGGGAGTGTGGTGATATAGCCGAGTGAACCTCCTGCTACACTTGTGGCGGGAGGTTCACTTATGGCATGGGATGAGCAGCATAAGAAAGTTGCTATTAAGGTAATCGGTACCGTTGAATCCAACATGGATTATGGTGCAATTAATTACAACGACCCGGTCACTGTAGGAATCGCACAGTGGTTTGGGACGCGCGCCGCAGGACTGCTGCACTCTATTCGTAACACACAGCAGTGGCAGCAGAAAATGAACGGGAGCACCCTCGATATTAACGGGCTCTCTCGCCACACTGCGAGCGACCCCTGGTGGAACACGTTCTACCTCTCACGCGCCTATGACGTGTCCCTGAGAGAGTGCCTCAAAGCCAACAGCGCAACCCAGGACGCTCTCCTCGTAAAAGACATTGAGGGATACACCGCGACCGCGACACAGTACGGTCTCGACTACAACAACAACACCGATGCATTCATCCTGTGGGCGTGCGCATACCACCAGAGCCCGCGACAAGCGCTGCGGGTACTCATGCGCGGGGGAGGAGGTATGGGGTTACGCGCCATGTACGCAGCCATCATCGCAGACGGGGTCCTTGGCCAGTACAAGACCCGCTACGAGAAGGCGTACGCCATCATCTCCTCGGGTGACACAAGTGGTGTTGGTAGTGGTGGTGGGGCTAGTGGAGCAGGCCTTGGTAATGGAACGGCTATCAACGCTAACGGCAATCAGGAGATTACCATTGAGGGCGGAGAACTCGTCGTTCAGACAGATAACAGCAACGTGATGTTTGCGCAAACCAAATTTGGTAACGTCAACCTGTATCCATGTGGAATTAACGCGTGGAAAGCCAGTCTCAACGACATCAAAACAGTCGTTAATGTTGCTGTCGAACAAGCCGCGGCACAATCCGGCGGTGGGGACGGTGGGGGCGGCGGAGCGGGCGATGGTTCCGCTGGAGCCAAGGCTCTTGCCTGGATGAAGTCCCGAATCATGAAGTTCAGGTACCGCCAGGCTCCCGGCCGGCTTAACCCTGATCAATCAGGGTTTACCGACTGTAGCGGAAGCATCTACAGGGCGTACATGGATACGTCAGGCATCAACCCCGGAACCTGGACCGGCGACATGTACTTCCGTGGCACCGCTGTCATTCCTAGGGGCAGTGGCACTATGAGCGCCGCTCAGCAGGCAATGCTAAAGCCGGGCGATCTCATCGTCATCTCCTGGGGTGGTGGCTACCCGCACACAGACCACGTGGAGATGTTTGTGGGACCAGGACAGACGATCGGACACGGCGGTGACGGGCCCGGACCCCACATCAACTCTATTGGCATGCTCTCAGGGGCGGCATGGTGGACGGTAAGGCGTCATGGTTAAAAAGAAGTTTAGCTACTACTCGTTCTCGAACGTCCTCTCCTACGGGGGCGTCTACAACATGATCATGGGTGCTCGTGGTCTTGGTAAGACCTATGGTGCCAAGAAGATCGTTATCAGGAACGCGATCGAGAAGGGGCAGCAGTTCATCTACCTGCGCCGCTACAAGACTGAACTCAAGGGTAGAAACTCATTCTTCGCTGACATTCAGCAGGAGTTTCCTGACCAGGAGTTCCGGGTAGAGGGACAGTTTGCTCAGCGTAAGGTTGACGAGAAGTGGGAGACGATCGGGTACTTCATTCCTCTCTCAACAGCGCAGGCGAACAAGTCAATCGCCTACCCGAACGTCTACACGATCATCTTCGATGAGTTCATCATCGACAAGGGGAGTCTGCGTTACCTGCCTGACGAGGCAAAGGTGTTCATGGACTTCTACTCAACGGTGGACAGGTACCAGGACCGTGTACGCTGCCTCATGCTCTCCAACTCCGTGAGCATCATGAACCCATACTTTATCCGGTTCCACATTGAGCCGAGGGCTGGTATTGCTCGTCATGCTGATGGCTTCATCGTTACTGACTTCGTTGACTCCAAGGAGTTTGCGAACGAGGTCGCACACACGCGGTTCGGGTCCTTCATTATTAATCACGCTGAAGACTACGCCGACTACTCCATTAACAACGAGTTTGCCGACAACTACGATGACTTCGTCATGAAGAAATCTGGAAAAGCCCAGTACCAGTTCACTCTCCGAACTCCCCAAGGAACCGTCTCCATCTGGGTTGACGGTGGAACCTGGTTCGCCCAGAAACGTCTTCCCCGCGGCCCTCAGGTAAAATGGGCCTATAAGGTAAACGACCTTCGAGAGGGTGAGAGACTTTTGCTGTACGGCGACAAGATCCTGTCAATAATGCGCACCGTGTACCGAAAAGGCCGCTTGTTCTCTGACTCCCCAGAAACTAGAAACATGTTTGCGGAGATATTTGTAAGATGATAGAAATCCCTAAACTCACGATCGACATCGCGGTAGTCACCGGCGTTATCGCCCTCATAGGCCTCCTAGGACGCCTCATCTACCGCATCAGTCGATACCTCGACCACATGTCATGTATGCTAGACGCCTGGGAGGGAACTCCCGAGCGACCTGGCGTTCTGGAACGTCTAGATGACATCGAGAACAAGATAAACGACGTGCAGTACCACGTAAAACCCAATCACGGCGGGTCATCAATAGACGCCCAGAACCGCCAGATCGCTGAAATACTCTCATACCTAAGGAGCAAGTAATGTCTCAGCCCGTAGCACCCGAGC